TGGAAGGATTCCAGCTCAGTCCGGTGGCTGGAGCTGCGGCAGGATTTGCTCCCGTCTCCAGTCTCCTCCAGAAGACTATGACCAATCCACTGTCAGTGAGTGCAGCTTCAACTATTACGGGCGTCAAAGAGGCTGTGGGTCCGTACAGCAAAAAGGCCACCACAATTAGGTCCTATGAAAAAGGGTGGGATGAAAACTTGGTATCGGCCACTGCCCCCACACAGATGGTCTATGACTTAGCGTCCGCCTTGAAACTGTCAGTGGAATACAACCTGACCCGCGAGGCATCAACCAACCGTCCCACGGCGTTGCTCAATACGGCTGCCTACTTGGTGGCTGAAGGGCTGCCATTCGGTCGTGAGCCGCGCAGCGCCATGAAGGGCGTGTTGCAAGAGCCCGTGTGGGACGAAGAGAAGCGCTAGTCCCATTCATTGAGACGGCTCTCCTCGACGTTTACATGCTGCCAGCAGTTGTTTCCGAGGTAGCGCCTGCCCTCTTCTATTCGACCTACGCGCATGCGGTCTAGGTCCAGTCCGGAGGATTTGAAGAAGCCGAAGCCATCCGATTGTCCGACATGCCAGCGCAGCGCATCACAGAAGCCATAGCGGCGATCCACCGGATGTGGGCCGTGGAGCCCGAGCGTTTTCAGATTCTCCCACGGTTTAGCCATGACTAAATTACTTCCTCCCGATGAATTGGCTCGTAAGGTGCCACGATTTGCAAGTGTCACAAAAGTAGGCGCGTAGTTTCCCGACGTTGGCGGAGGAGTTGAGACGATGCTTGGCTCCGCTCTTGGCTTGTGACTCGCTGGAGAAGCACACCTTCATGCATTCGTTGTCCAAGCGGACGCCGACGCGGCGTTCAACCGGGGAGCCTTCCATTTCAGCGAGCATCCGGGCCTCCTCCAGATTGACCGGAGGAGACTCGTTCGGGGTGCCCAGCAGTTCGAAGAGGCGTTTGGCGTCACCGGACTTGCGCTTGGTTTTTTTGCTCATCGGTGAAGTGTGCTTCAAATCTTTTCAACCATTTCTGGCCGGAGTCTCGGTCGAATATCCTGTCTTCAGTGGATGGAGGCGGGTTTTTTCCAATGAATTCAAGGGTGAGTTTGATCATTCTGGCTTCTTCCTCCGTTCTTATAAATTTGTCCAATTGGTCAATTAGGCAGAGTTCGCCTGCGGTAGCCTTGGATTTGAGGTCTTGGAGAGTCATAACCGTTCAAGGAGTTTCCTAGCCAGCTTGATGTTGCCAATGATTTTGTCCACCTTCTCGGGTTGGGGGCCGCGCAGGCCCTTGGTGAGGCGTGCGATGGGGTAGAGGTAGTTGATTGCGTTGATGAGGCGTTCGACGATTTGGGCGTCTGTAGGCCCTTCTAGGCTGTCGGGGAGGTGTTGTGGCACTATGTGGCGGACGACGGGCTGCGACGTCACCACGGGCTCTGTAGAGGGCAAGGCGGGGGTCTCCTCGGGTTCCACGGGTTCTGCATCGGTGGTAGGCTCCTCCGGAACGTGGAATTCCCCTGTCTCCTGATTGAGGGGGTCTTCTCCCAGTCCCATATTCGGAGCAAATTCATTGAAATTGTCCGCATCAAGGAAGGAATCGTCTGGTTGGACAACCTCCACCGTCTGCACGGAGGCCGGGGGTTCGAGGGCGTCTTCAAACGCCTCCTTCATCTGCTTGGTGAGCTTCTTTGCGGGTTTCTTGGGTCTGGCCATGTTGGTTGGTGGTGGTTGGTTGGATTGGTTTGAGTGAGTCGAGCACCGCCTTGTGGCAGTGGAGGGTGATAAGGTAACCTTCTTCATCCCAATAGGCAAAGCCTCGATAGTCTTCAGGGATTCTATGGATTCGAAATTCCTCGTCAGTGAGGGGGGTCCAGTTCATTTGTAGTGAAGGGGTTTCATTGGATTACTTTAGTCTAGGCTAAGACAGGTAGGTGTGGATGAGCATGGCTCTGCCGGGAGTTTGGACAAGGGTGGCAATCACATACCAATCCCCACGGAACATGTTTCTGGCAACAGCCAAGGCCCCCTCCTCGTTGTCTGCCAGCACAATGCAGGTCCGAAGCGTCCGCGTCGGATGGTCCTTCAGGTCTTGGCTTAGTGTGTAGATGTTCATCCTTCGATTCCTGAGAGGGCTCCAACGACGTCTTCCCTGACCCGGTCGACTTCTTCCTGTTTCCAGTTGTCGAGAGCCTCTTCCCATTCCTGATGCTCCTCGCCGTCCTTGTCTTCGGGTTCGTCCTGATCGAAGTCGTCTTCGGAGGGAACGTCAATGCCTTCAATCTCATCGGCCACACCTTCGCAGGAGTCGGCTCGTTGTTCAAGCAGTTCTCCAGTGCTTCCCTGTTGCAGGCCTTCCGGCATGTTCTCAAATTTCTCACGGCATTCCTCCCCGATCTCACGGGCGCGTCCTGCTATCTCGTCCCTCCACGATTCCAGATCATCAAAATCCGGCGAGGCGTCTTCCGCTTCCTCTTGGAGGGATAATACATTCCCCCAGAACTCGGAGAGCGTCATTTGCGACGGACGCGGACGCCTCTTGCTCTGGCGCTTCACGCTCCCATAGGTGGTCTTCATGGACCAGTGCCAGTAGGAAGCGGCGGTTTCATCGCCGGGTTCCTTGGGATTGTTGGCACGGTCGATGTCCTCTTGGGAGACGACGCCGTTCGGCTTCTGGGCCTTCTTTACGAATATTGCTTTTGGCATTGGTTTATTGGTTTGATTGTTGGAGCTCCTTGATCCGTTCGAGCAGTCGGGAGATGTCGTAGGACTGGAGGCGCATCACTTGGTTGTTCCTCTCCGCCCCCTTGTTGGCCGCCCGCAGGTAGCGCCGCGCCTCGTGCCATTTATCCCGCATCAAGGCCCAACTCTCTTTCCAGTATTGGACATCAATCTCCAGCTTCTCGCATGCGGACTTGGTCATCTCGAATTCCTCCTGTGCAGTAGTGTCTGCCATGGTGTCAGTGAGAGCGTCACGCTGGACGGCTTCAATAAGCTCATACCAATCGCCCCATGTGATTACTTTTTCACCGTGTTTGCAGAGCTCGTGTTTCCATTCTTCAGGTGTTTTCATGGTGTCGGGGTAATTGAGTCCATCAGAGATTCAACCAAGATTGGGGGAACTGCTTCTTTGGTCCGAGTGAAGACAAGGGTGTAGTCCGATCTTGTTACCACGTTAATCAGTAGAAGTCCCTTGGAGCCGGTATCCTTGAGGATGTCGTGGATTTCTTGAGGGCTTTTGGCAGAACGATGCTCTAATCCATATTTTGCTACTGTTGTTTTCATGGTTGTTTACCTTTCGCAAAGCGGTCGTTCATGTCTCCGGGGGTGGGCTTAGGAGCGTTTTCCAGCTCTTCCTCGGTCCATGGTTGATCAAATTTGAAAGAGGTTATAGGAGGTCCCATTTGGTTGAAGTTGTTGTCAGGAGACGGAAACGCCTTGGCGTCTGGATTGACAACCATTGGACCCGGAATAACGAAGGGTTTGTTCTCGTTCATTTTGAATATCACTTCATGCAAGTGATTGATCAGTTCATCTTTAATTTGCAGATTTTCCTCCATTGCGTCAACGTCCTCGGATGAGAGCCGGAGCTTGATGTATTTGCGTCCAAGCTTCCCATACAGGTCTCCAATGTATTTCATGGTTTAGTCGTGGCTAAATTGCTTGTAGATGGTGAGGGGATAGAAGCAGGAGAACGGCCATAGGGCTACCAGTCCCACTGCATCTGCGTGGGTGAATACCTTCGAATTGCGCCCTTGCCAGAGGAGTCCACAAGCTGTCGCCCATCCGGGGTCATCATGAACCTTTCGGTGACAGTGGGAGTGGAGCATGACGGTGAAGCAGAAGGCGCTCCTGCGGCGTCCTGCGGGGTGGTGTCGCTCCATGGTGGAGATGAGGGCGCGGACTCCACAAACCGGACACACGGCTTCAGTCGGTAATAGCGCACCACTCTCCCGGTAGTCTCGTTCCAACCTCTCTCTGCGCTTAGAGGCATCACTCTTGGTCTTCCTTGAACGTGTCGAGACGGGCTTGCTCTGCTTCTTCGGCTTGGATGTCTTCGTAGGTTGGGCCTTCTTTACCTTGTGCTTCTTCGGCTGCGGCTTGGGCTTCGGCTCCCATTCCCCCATTGAGGGAGGCGAGTCCGAGATCGGGACGCTCTTCGAACATTGCAGCGAATCCGTTAATGCCTTCGTCCACGAGCTTCGCTTTGGCTTCGATGCGGAGGAATTCAGTGAGTGCTTGCTTTGCATAGCCATAAACAATTTCAAGTTCGTAGTGTTCGTCTCCTGCATTTGGGGTGGATTGGGCGATGCGGGCGAGCACCAGTCCCATTGCCTGTTGGATGGTTGGGTAGTCGGGCTGCTCCCGCAGGACGGGTCCGATGGCATTGGTGATGGCTTCAGTGAGCTTGTGTGTTTTGGATAGCATGGTTTTAGGTGTTGGATTTCCAAGGAGCTTCGGAATACATGGCGGTGGGTTCTCCCGGCTTCGACATGAAGCGCTTGGTCTCCTTGTGGAACCAGAAGTTGGTCAGTGGAGTCTCCCCGGTGGTGCGTTGCTTGCGGACAATGAGCTTGCCGCAGGGGGTGGAGTTGTAGAACTGACGGGTCTCGGATTCGTCGTAATCGCTGTCATCCATTTCCGCAATCCGCTCCGCTTTGGCCATGTCCCTCCACACCGTGATGATGTTGTGGGGCATATCCCCCCACTCGGAGGCTCCTCGAATCTCGGCCATGCCCGGAGGTTTGGAGGTGTTCTCCGGGGGTTTGCGTGGGTGAGCCACAATGTGGAGGTGGACTGGATATTTGGAGACGAACACCCGTAGGCCGTCAATGGCCTCCGCTTGGGCCGTGTTGTCCCCCCGGTCGACGTTCATGGTCATGACGTTGTCGATAACGAACGTGTCCACCCCGTAGCGCTTGTGTGCGTGGATGAAGGTGGCAATGAGGTGTTTGGGATCAGCCCGCTCCATGCTCTTATACATAAACACCAATCCACCAAGGTGTTCATAGGCCAATTCAAACTCGTCGGTGAACGGCAGGTTGGGATAGGCCGTGTAGTTGGTGAGGATTTGAGAGAAGGTTAGTTCGGGAGGTTGTTCGAACGAAGCCACGCACGCCATCTTCCCTTTGGCTGCAAGGCATGCCACTTGGTTCTGGACCGCCTGACTTTTGCCGTGGAAGCTGAATCCGAACCAAAGGGTGATCTCGTGCTTGCGGAAAGAGAGGTTGAAGTTGGGGAGGAAGAACGGGTCTCCGTCGATCAGGTGCTCTCCCTTCATGTAGGACCTCACGCTCTCCCGCATGCTGGTCGGCTCCACAATCTCCGCAATGGGGTCGGGCGTGGTGCTCTCGATGATAGTGCCAATCTCCTTGCCACGGTTGGCCCGGAGCATGTCATTGGCGTCCTTGAGGGGCAGGGTTACGATCAGGCAGCGTTCCTGTCCTAGCCGCGCAGCAGCCTCCTTTGCCGCTTTCTTGCCCGACTGGTCATTATCGAACAGCAGGACAATCTCGTCGAAGTAGGAGAGGAACTGGTAGTCCTCCGTAATCCATTGCATGTTGGAACAGCCCATTGGAATGGAGACAGCCGGGATACCTAGTTCCCAGCAGGACATGGCGTCCCATTCTCCTTCGGTGATGACGAGCTTTTGAATGCCGCTCTCCGGGTCGCAGACGTCCTTCCCGAACAATGAGACTACCGGCTCTGAGCTCACCCACGTGTCTTTCTTGCCGTCCTGCTTGGGCTTAAGGCCCCAGTGCTTGACCATTCCCAGCCGTCCGTAGGCGTCGTAGTAGGGGAAGGCCATCTTGCCTTGGACGTCGGAGCCTATTCCATATTTGCGTAGGGTCTCCTCGCTGATGCCACGGCTGTTCGCGTATTCGATGCAGGCGGGAGTCAGATTCCGAATCTCCTTGGCCAGCTTGTCAGGGTCTTTCGACTTGCTGACGCTGCCAAACGATTGGATGGGTTTGATGTTGAGGAAGTTTGCCACCCATTGCACTCCCTCGCGGAAGGAGAGACCTTTGGTCAGGGAGACAAGTCTCCATGACTGGCCGGAGATGGCCGGGTCAGCGAAGTCCTTGAAGTAGCCGGGATTGTTCGCCCGCGTGCTGATCATCATGGAGCTTCCCTTCTCCCCGGCGAGGTTCCCAATCTTGTAAGCGGAACTCTCCCGTTTGGCACTTGGAAACAACGTCAGGACAAATTCGTCAATCCGTGTTGCCAAGGCTGATTTGATTTCGAGCAGATCGTAGAAATTAGCTTGGTCGCTCATGGCCTTCCGGCCCTCCCTTCTAGTTGTAGTTGCATGCATTGATTCTTTCTCTAATTCTTTCAAGCACTTGAGTGATCACTG